CCTGGACGGCTGCTATAGTACTTAGTTGGCATATATATATACTCACCCTATTCTACTTGGTTTAAATATAAGTAATAAATAGTTAGCAAGCCAGCGAGTGGCACATTCTGCGTGGGTTATCTACCACCATCAAAGTTAGCGGTCTACAGCGGAATGGAGAAATAGTTAGCCAGTGGCACATTCTGCGTTAGATATGATTCGTCGCAATTGTAGCGGTAGCAGACGGTCACTTTAGCTCCCCGCTACGTCGCTGGTTAGTTTAGAATTAGATCAACAACAAGGATAGAAGAGTGGGTAGGGTGGTTTGCTTAGAGAGTGGTCTAGATGGAGCCAGGGCGGCTCGATCTTAGATACCGTGACCGGGCGGTATACCCCGAGTCCTAACAGCCCGAGTTCATCCTGAGGCGTAGCTATCCCTTGAATTACTGCGTGCTATCGTTAGAAGAAGCTGGACGTATGGAACATTACGGTATCTGGCCAACGTGTAAGCATCATCGGCACATATCGAAACGTGACGCTGAGACGTTGATCAAAGCAGAGACGCATCGGCAAGTGGGCGGTATGAATACGGCGGTTGAATGCAGTACGTACATCGTATCGGTGAACGTCGGTTCGGTTTGGCAACCTGTGCCATGCTCTGATTGGAATGGCAAGCCTGTAAATGGTTTAAGAATTTGGGGACTTCCAAGAACTGTATAGTGCAGGAGTACGTATGAAGAATGAACAGCAAGGTCTCATATACTACTTTCATTGTACTGTAAATGGTAAGGGTTACGTAGGGCAGCATGAACGAGTAAATGAACTCGTTCGTTGGCGTGGGCACAAATGTGCTGCGTTTGTGAAGAAGATAAAGCATCCGCTGTATAATGCGATGCGTTTGTATGGGTGGGAAGCGTTTGAGAAATCAGTTGTTTGGCGTGGGCCTGTTTCGCTGTTGAATGAGAAAGAAGAATTTTACATCGCGAAGCTTGACACGTTCATCGACAATGGTCACGGCTACAATCTCACCACTGGTGGTTGTGGTGGAATGCAGTTTTCAAAGAGATCATTAAAACTTCTTTCTAAGAAACAGAAAGCTGTGTGGGCAGATCCAGACTACCGAGCAAAGAAAACCGTACTCTTCGCTAGTAAAGAGTTTCGTGACTCAGTAAGCGCAGCATGTAAAGAGCGGTTTAAGGATCCCGTAAAGAAAGCTGCGCATCTGGAAGAGGTGCGATCACCACGTAGACGTAGCTTAGTCAGTAAACAGTCTAAGTCTATGTGGGCCACAAAACGTGAACTCTTGATGTCCAAGTTTGAAAGCCCAGAGTTTGTTGCTAAGTGTTCCGAAGCTTCTAAACGTGGTTGGGCAGCACGTTCGGCAGAAGACAGAGCAGCTTTATCCGCAAAGATTTGGGAAACGCGTCGCGCAAATGCAGCTAAGAAATTGGCTGCGAAGTGATACGGTCCATTGTAGTGTGGGGTTCGGCGCTGGTGGTTGGGTGCACCGCGTGGTGGATGGCGGCATGGGCGGTTTGGTTAGCGATCGAGGTATGGCGATGGATTTGATAGAGAGCTTGAAGAAGCTTGAAGAGTACGTCCATGCTTGTTGGGCCGGCAAGGTAGGCACCGTGCTGTTCGATGAGAAGCTCACGGCCGAGGAGTTGATGGTGGTGTACTCCTACCGCAGCATGATGTCGGAACAAGCTAGTTAGCCTATAATATATGTAGGGTGCGTTTAGCGGCAGGGAACGGCGGAACATGAAAACCGCGCAAATTACCAGTTAGCCCGCGAGTGCCCTAAAGATTACGGTGAATGGCGCGCTAGCTTTGGGAGCTAGATGCCGGAGGTTCAAATCCTTCTTCACCGACCATATTGCTCAGAAGCTATGGGCAATCGAGCCATCTAGGCTGGACCACCACGTTACCCAGATAGATGTACTCACGTTCTTTGACCAAACTGTTGAGAGACACTCTTTGAGTGTGCATGTCCTGGACTCGGGGTTATCGAGCACCCTTCCTCCGCGCTCTCCGGATAGGGCAGCCGCAGTGAGTGCGGCAAAGTTCTCGTGAGTAACGACGACCGTTCAGCTTACTTTAGAGTGAGCATGCCATTGGCACCCATAACGGAAACAGTTACATCGGCGGCACTCTACGGAGGCCGCACGACATTGAGCGTGGTTAGCAGCGACCAGGGTGTCACTCGATAAGTAGTACGAGTTGACCAGTAAGAACACCTAATAGCTGCCTGCTCTGAAGAAGAGTGCAAGTAGACGGACGTCCAGAGGGGCTGCTGACCGCACAACGTGGTTCGCGGCCCTTCCTTGCTTTAAGTCCCAGGAGATATAACCGCATGGCATCTAAGAAGCAGTCTAAGGCCACCGCGCCTGCTGCTAAGGTGCCGGCAAAAACGCACGACGGTCGTCCCACACGAGCAGAGAAGTCCGCAGCCAATAAGACTGTGTTTCGTGCTGTGCAAGCAGAATCACAACGTAAAGCCAAAGAATCTGTTGCCGAAGTAAAGCTCGCCATTCAGGACCAAGTAGTTTCAGAGCGGAAGGTTGGTCGACCACCGAATCCAGAATTTCCATGGACAGACGAGCTCGGCGAGCAACTCTTTGCGCTGATCGCTACTGGCAGCACGTTACGTGAATTAGCAGCCATCGAAGGAAACCCGAGTCTGTATCAACTCGTGAAGTGGCTTGCAGATAAAGAACACTCCTTCTCGAAAATCCATGCGCGCGCGAAAGAGTTTCTTGTACCACTTTTCGAAGACGACGCAAGGGCAATAACTCAACGTCCTACAAGCTACTCCATCGTCACCCATAAGCAAGTCGTTACTCGGGACGGCGACGTTGAGGATCTAGTAGAGAGTCGCATCGTCGACAACGTCGAGAGAGCCAAGCTCGCATTCGCCGGGTTACAGTGGACATTGGGCCATCTACAGCCCAAGAAGCATGGACGCCAGCCTGACCTCGGCGGCGGTGGAAAGAACGAGCAGCTGGAAGGTTTGTTTGCAGCACTAAAGGCTGGGCCGAGTGAGTGACACCGAGCTGATCATCAAGCCCTTCGGCAAGAAGTCGCATTCCTTCATCATGCGACCGCCGGAGCAGGACAAGCGGTACACCATCCTTATTGGCACAGTGCGAAGTTCTAAGACCTTCACGCTGAACGCCAAGACGATCGTGCAATTGTGCCGTTATAAGATACCGCCCAACGCCAAGCGGCTGATGACGGGCGCGTCAAAGCAAACGATCTACCGCAACGTACTCATCGATCTGTTCAACGTTGTAGGCAAGGACAACTACAGTTACAACTCGTCCACTGGCGAGCTCTGGCTGTTCGGCACGCAGTGGTTCGTTATGGGTGCCAAGGACGAAGCGTCTTATCGCCAAATCCTTGGTATGACAATCGGCATCGCCATTGGCGACGAAGTTGTCGAGTATCCAAAGTCATTCCTCGCGCAGCTGTTCCTTCGTATGTCCCCGGCTGGAGCGCGCTTCTACGCCTCCACCAACACGTCGAATCCCTATTGCTATTTAAAGGCTGAGGTCATCGACTCTCCGGCGTTCAAGGACGACCTGGAGATCATCAACTTCGGACTGGCCGATAACCCCAACATCGATGAGAAGTCAAAGCTGGCCATCATCGCTTCGCAGACCGGCGTCTACTACCAACGCTACATACTTGCGCAGTGGGTAGTTGCTGAAGGCAGCATCTATCGGGACAGCTACGACGAGACGGCTAACCTATTCGACGGCGTGTTGACTAAGGACGGAGTGGTTACGGTGCTTCCACCGGAGCCCATCGCTCTGCGCAACGCGGGTGGGTTTGTCGACCATTGGTTCGCTGTCGATCCTGGCGTGGATCACGTCCAGTCGCACTTAGAGTTCTACGACGACGGCGACGTTATATGGTGTGTGCGCGAGCAGCGTTGGGACAGCCGCAAAGAAATGCGCATGAAGACCGACGGCCAATACGCCGACGATCTAGTCGCAATCGGAGCCGATAAGTTCCAGGTGATTGTACCGCCCGAAGCGGCGTCGTTCAAGCAGGAGCTCATACAACGTGGCTTCTGGGTCACGGACGCCGACAACTCCGTCAAGGAAGGCATCCATACAGTGTCTACGCTGCTGCAGCGCCGGAAGCTGATGATTAGTAAGAATGGTTGCCCGGAGCTCGTGAAGCGAATTCCCAATTACGCATGGGATTCTAACGCTGCTAAACGTGGCATCGAGCAGCCACTGAAGATTGAGGATGACGATCTGGACGCGTTGCGTTACGGTGTGCACGGTAAGATCCCCAACTGGCGAATCTCGTTAGGATGATCGTATCTAGGAAGAAGATAGCTGCCAAATTTGGTAATAGGTGCGCGTACTGTGGCCAACCGCTAAAGCGTAATTGGTGCCGCGAACACGTCAAGCCGATTGTGCGCTTCCGTAACGTGCGCTGGTCGTTTTCCGGACGTCATGGGTGCAAGTACCCTGAGAATCACACGCTGGACAACATCGTTCCTGCCTGCAAAGAGTGCAACGATTCGAAAAGTTCTTTGGACATTGAAACATGGCGAGCATCGCTGAAGTGGCTCCCACTGGGACAGCCAGTGATCTTTTGGTTCGAGAGGTACAAAGATGCCAGCACTTGACGAGTACGTAGTGAAGATGGAATGTGATACGTCTAGACTACTGTCTGATTTGCAGCGGTTCGCTGAGGATGTTTGCGGCGCGATGCCTTTCGTGTCGTCGATCGACGTAAGCGTGAACGGCGTGTCGCAGACCTTCGCGGTTTACGTCGGAGAAGCGGAACTATGAGCAAGGACGAAGTCCGCAGAGAACACGCTAACGCGCTGCGTGAACTCATTGTCTACGGCATGGCAGGTATCAAGCTGACCAAGGAGATGCGTCGCCGCGAAGTACTGGCGCGCGCCGCCTGCGGCGGGGATTGTAACTGTGCATTGTCGATAAGGAAGGTCGTGAAGAAGTGAAGTTTCTAGGGATGTTACTGTTCGAAGTGTGTGTGGATGGCTCAATTCCGACCATGCCGAAGTTACATTGGCCAAGCTGGAAGGAAGCGTACAATGGTTACTGGATCGCGAGGCGCAACTACAAGACGCAACGGTTTTACGACGAAGCGCGACGCGCTGAATTCGCGCCATACAACGATGCCGTGAAGTTCTACGACAAGCTGAGGAATGCGCGGTGACCCTCGAGCAAGAGATCCTCAAAGCGCCGAAGCCCATTTCGTTCAGCATATCCACCGACGACATCCAGGCATTGTACGCATGTAAGACCAACCCAGACCAGTACAATCAACTGCTCCTAGCTCGTCTACGCGATTGCGGTGGCCCGGTCGAGGGCCAGCTTACACTGAAGCTGGCGCACGGACGCCTCGCTAAGATGAAGGACAGTCCGCTGGAAGCGCAGACAGAATTCACATATATCTGGCTGCCGGCCGAATACGTAGCTGCCATCGCAGCAGGAACGGGAAGAGCTTAGTGGCGAGGTGCGTGACAGTGAAGGGCAAAGCAGTCGTGAAGTCAGACGCAGTAGAACGCAAGTTCGTAACCTGTGAAGAAGCTCGTGAGTTATCCAAGCAAGTAGGTCTGCGCATCTTTTGGCGACCGAATAGTCTTGTCGATCCGGAGCGCCGCAACACCAACATGGCCGAAGTACTAGCGTAGAATTGGTTGTCCAGCCAGTGAGCTATTTGTAACACCCGTTGTACGCATGTCGCAGTAACTAGCCAGACCACCCACCAGGCCACTATAATTAAACCAGCAGCAACCGCTGCGTGAAGGGAGCCAAGTCTATGGCTGATGATTTCCGTAGACACCCCGGCTACCCGCCTGATGTAGAGGGTGATCTAGCACGTGAACTACGAGAGACGAACAAACTGTTGCGCGAAGTCTGTTGCGATTTGCGCCAGTTAATCAAGCTCTTGTCCGACAAGGCGAAAGACAACGTCGATGGCGGGTCCATCGCACAAATCAAATAAGGAGTAACACAGACATGGCTCTTCTTCCGATTCAGCCCGGCAACACCCCCGTATTTCAAGTAACCCCTGCGTTCACCGGCGCGGCTTTCACGCTCGACGGCACCAAGGCCGCAGTCACTTCGTCCGACATGACCAACTTCCCGGTCGCGTTGGTTCCCTCCGACCCCACCGGCACCACGTTCTCGGCTGCCATTCCTGCTGGCGCAGTAATTGCTGCTGGTGGTGAGGCCATTCAAGTAACCTGGACTTACACAAATCTTGATGGCACCGTGGCGACTGTCACCGGCACCGTCACCGAGGAAGGCATCGTCGATGATGTCAGCGGAGGGGTTTTTGCCCAAGTGGCTTAAGAAATAAATCTTCAAAGATAGGTCCTGCAGACCGACAAGGCCGCTCATCTCCGGGCGGCCTTCTTTGATTTAACTACCGGAGCCGCTGGAGATAGCGATGAAGAAATCGAAGCAAGAACAGATTGGGTGTATATACCATTCTGTAAATCTAAAGAATGACATGGGATACGTTGGTCAGCATAAGAACGTGCTGACTGTGCTGAAACGATGGAAAGGTCACGTAGGACAAGCACGTAAAGGATGCAAGTCCTACTTCCACAGTGCACTGCGTAAGAACAAGTACGAAGAGGGTTTCAGTTGGGAAGTGATCTGGACTGGCCCAATAAGTCGTCTGAATGAAATGGAAACGTATTACATCGCGAAGCTGCACACGTTCGTTGACGACCCGTTAGGTGGTGGCTACAACCTGACACGCGGCGGTGGACAGCACATAGAATTCGGTGCCGTAGCTAGAAACAACATGCGCAAAGCGCAGTTAAAACGATTCTCTGACCCGGCTGTACGTGCTAGTGTCGCAGCAGCATGTAGGAAGACATTCGCTGACCCAGAAGTTAGGGCTTACGTTAGCTCGCAACTGAAGGCAAAGCACGCAGCCGATCCTGATCTGCGCAAACGGTGTGCGCGCCCTAGGACGGCTAAATTCAAAGCCAATACTAGCAAGATGTTCAAACGCTTGTGGGAAGACCCTGTTTGGCGAGCTAACCACGGCGCTAACGTTGGTAAGAAGAAAACACCTGCGCAGAAACAAGCATGTTCCGAGCGCGCCAAAGCGCAATGGGCCAATAAAGAAAGCCGCGCTAAACTAGAACGTGGGCTGCAGAACATGAATCGTGCACCACAGTCTACGGAAGTACTATCACAACGTGCTAAGTCACAGTGGGCCGACAGAGACTACAGATCACGGCAGTCGAAGAGCAGACTAGCTTCTTGGGCACGCCGCAAAGCTCTAGCAAAATAAGTTTGGAAGAGCCCTCGTATTCATACCTGGATGCGAGGGCATTTTACGTTTGGACGAAGGAGACTGAAATGGGCAAGCCGACGGTACTACGTGATGGGCCGGGAACAATCAACGACCGCAAGGCCCGGCTGCACCGCGCGCTGGACGCCGCTCTGGACGCGAGGGCGGCGCGGGACGAAGCACGCATGCCGTATAAATCTTGTGAGATTCGCACCATGCCCAGCGGACGTGCGTACGTCAAGCTGCCAGACGGCAAAGAACAAACCGGGTTCCCCAGTGAAGCGGCGGCGATCAAGTGGGTCAACCAGTACGAAAAAGGTAGCGCCAAAGACGAGTACAAGTACGCCGAGAA